TTCATCCCTCGACTCTTCCAAGCCCTTGACTGCGACGCAGCCTTCACAGGCCCAGGCGCAGTCTACATCTCCCGGATGGGTTACCGTCCCGCTGCAGAGCGGTTCGCGTTAACTTACCTGGGTGACGAAATTGTCTCAAAGCTGGACGACGGTGTTAAGTCGCCGGCCAAGAGGCAGCGGGCTATGGAACGGTTTGAACTTGCTGAGTTTCAGTGTGCTCAAGTCAACAACAAACTTGAGCCCTCCGCCATTGGTCAAGAACCATGGTGGATGGATAGCGACAGCGATGCGCCCGAGGACCTAAAGGTCCTCGCGACAGTCCTTAGACTGGCGAAGAAGCACATCTCTCGAGCTCTCGGGGCTTTCCCCGGCTGGAATGAAGTGAATAGAACCGCGAACTTCGGTCCCGGCGCGACAACGCGTCTGAAACGGGGTGATGGCCATCATGCAAACAAGTGGGTACGAGGTGCCCACGTCACATCTTCTGCGTCTAGTCCTCTCCGAGCCGCCCTGGAAAACATCCCAGGTTTCGTGCACTGTGCCCTATTGGGCGGAGCGCCTATCTACCAAGTGGTGGAAGGAAACAAACTAGATTGGGTTCCGAAGAACTATAAGACGGACCGCACAATTGCCATCGAACCCGACTGGAATATGTATCTCCAGAAGGGGCTTGGTGCTCTAATGAGGCGTAAGTTGAAAAGAGTGGGGATAGACCTGGATGACCAGGAGCGAAACCAGTTGCTGGCCTATGTCGGCAGCTTCACTGGCGAATTAGCTACCATCGATCTTTCGATGGCAAGCGATTGTGTAGCTTACAGGTTAGCAGAGTTCTTGATCCGCCCCGATTGGTTTGAAGCCATTGACGCCGTAAGGAGTCAAATCGGGTTCTTCTCTGACATGTCCGGCGTTAGCACTGCCGTAGTGTACGAGAAGCTCTCTAGCATGGGGAACGGGTATACGTTCGAGGTTGAGACCCTGATATTCTGGGGCCTTGCTCGAGCGGTATCTGACCTCATGGAGAGCGCGGACCATCGTCTCGCCGTTTACGGTGACGACATCGTGGTACCGACAGGTATTGCGACTGAAGTTTGCCGGATCTTAGAACAAGTGGGCTTTACTCCTAACTTGGAGAAGACCTTTTTGAAGGGCCCCTTCCGCGAAAGCTGTGGGGCACACTGGTTCGAAGGAGACGATGTATCTCCGTTTTACATCCGTGAACCGGTCCAGTGCTTGGACCGTCTTTACTTGCTACATAA